GTTTCCCAGTCACGATCGCGCGGCGGGACTCGTTACGTCGAAATTTTAAAGGCCCACTGGGGGGTCACCTCACCCGACTTCCGACTTCAGCGTCCGGAGTATTTAGGCGGCGGTACTACGATGATCAACGTGAATCCTGTTCCGCAGACTTCTTCCACTGACGGTACTACTCCACAAGGTAATTTAGCTGCGATGGGTGTGTTCCATCATACTGGCGTTGGTTTTAATAAGTCCTTTGTTGAGCATGGTGTTATCATAGGTCTTATTTCCGTTCGTGCCGATCTTACATATCAACAAGGTATGAATAGGATGTGGTTTCGGTCTACTCGTTATGATTTCTATTGGCCTGCTTTGGCCCATCTTGGAGAGCAAGCTATTTTGAATAAGGAAATTTTTATTCAAGGGTCTGCTAATCCGACTGCGGATGAAGGCGTTTTCGGTTACCAAGAAAGGTTTGCGGAGTATCGTTATAAGCCGTCTTTGATTACCGGTATTTTGAATTCTGATGCCGCCGGTTCTTTGGATGTTTGGCATTTGGCTCAGGATTTTTCTGCGCTTCCGACTTTGGGAGATACCTTTATTCAGGAGAATCCTCCTCTTGATCGTGTGATCGCTACTCCGACTGAGCCCCACTTTTTATTTGATGCTGTTTTTGATTTGAAATGCGCAAGGCCTATGCCTGTGTATTCTGTACCTGGTCTGATCGATCACTTTTAGGGGTTTTATGAGTTTATATCAGCGTTTTGTCCTTCTTTTTACAGGTGAGTGTTGGCAGTCTATTACAGGTCTTAATCGTCGCGTCGATGGTCGTCCGTGTCGTTGTCTTACTTTTCGAGAACGTATTTCGGAGTTTTTTGCTTAGGAGTTTTTATGCTGGATGTTCTACCGCTTATTGGCGCTGGTCTTGGTGGTTTGGGCGGAGTTATCGGTTCTGCTATTGGAGCTTCTGGCGCGTCTTCTGCTCAAGATGAAGCAAATCGTGCTGCTGCCGCTGAGGCTGAGAAGAATCGTGAGTTTCAGAAATGGATGTCTAACACTGCCGTTCAGCGTTATGCCGCTGATTTGGAGGATGCCGGTTTTAATCGAATTCTTGCTGCGGGCGGAGGTCAATCTTCCACTCCTAGTGGTTCGGTTGCTCCCGTTGGTGCTGTTAATAAGTCTGCCGGTGTTGCCGCGGGTTTTTCTTCTGCTTTGTCCTCTGCTCAGGCTGTTACTTCTATGGCTGCTCAACAGGCTGCTGCTACTCAGTCGTTAAACGCTGCTGAGGCCTCTTTGGCTTCTGCTAAGAATGCTGAGGCCGATCGTCCTCGTATTGAGGCTGAGGCTCGTTTGGCTGCTCGTATGGCTGGTGCTAAGGTGACTCAAGCTGAAGCTCGTGCTGCTCGTGAGGCTTATGATCGTAAGTACATTGAGCTTGATTCTAATATTGAGCGTGGTTCTAAGCTTCTTAATGCTGGATCTGCTGCTTTGGATTTAGGTTCGTCTGCTCTTGGCGTTGGTCGCGCTGCTAAGCAGGTCGATAAATTACTTAAAGGTTCTATGCGTAATCGCGTTACCGGTAAGGAACGTGATATTTATTTCAAGGAAATTCCCTAGGAGGTTTTATGGAATTTTTCACTCGTTTTTCTCCTCGTCGTCGTAAGCAATTAGTTATTCCCGATCATCCTAAGGAGCGTCTGACTAAGTCGGAATTCTTAAAGGATTGCGACATCAATCTCATTATGGCCAAATATAAGAAGACTGGTATTTTGCCTACTTCCGCTCGTTCTGCTGCTGCTCGTTATGGCGATTTTTCATCTGTTCCCACTTTTGCTGAGATGCAAGATAAGATTGCAGCCGCGTCTGAGGTTTTTGCTGCTCTTCCTGCTATAGTTCGTAAGCAGTTTGATAATGATCCTGGTGAATTTTTGCGTGCTGCCGAGACTCCTGAGGGTCGAGAGATTATGAAGCAGCTAGGTCTCGGTAAGGAAGTTTCCTCCGTGGATACTTCCGGGCCCGAAGCTGGCCCGGAAGAGGCTCCACTTCCGACCCGTAAAGGGTCGGAGCCTAAGAAAGGTAAATCGGCTCCCGTGTCCGGTGATGCCTAGATGAGTTCTTAAATATTCCTAAGGATGGAAAATATGAATAAGTCGTTACGTAAGGTTTTGGATTTAGCCCATCTTTATGGGCAAGAGTGGTTCGATTCTCATGTCGATCAATTCACTTCTGGTTTTGCTGTCGCTGCGATGTGTCGCGAGGATTGTGGGACCATTAGTTCTCTCGATGTAAATGGTCCCACTGACACCAAAGCGTGTGATACGCTGGTGTCTAAAGGAGACAACCATGAAGAGACGTAGACTGTCTGCCCGAAAGAGTCGGAAAGTTTTCCGTCGCGGTTCTAAGGTCCATCGTAAGAATTCTTTGAATTCAACGGCTGGAGGAATTATGCGTGGCGGTATTAGGTTCTGATTTTTTTTGCCCCCGGGGAGGTTCCCCGGAGGCTTTTAAAGGAAAGGGGTAGCGTGTGCCCTGCTACCATCCCATCCCCGCCGTTAGGAATCCCAACGGCGTATACTTTGATAACAGAGTAGACGGTGTAAGTATACGTCTCCCCTGTGGTCGTTGTATTGGTTGTCGTTTGGATCGTTCCCGTCATTGGGCGATCCGTTTAGTTCATGAAAATCGGTTTCATGAGCGTTCTTCGTTTATTACTCTTACTTATTCCCAAGAGCACCTCCCTTGGGACGGATCTCTTGACGTTACTGAATGGCAACGTTTTATGAAGCGGCTTCGTCGCGCTCTAGGATCTACGAAGCTAAGGTTTTTTCATGCCGGAGAGTATGGAGAGAAGCTTGGACGCCCCCATTACCATGCTATTATTTTTGGAGAGGATTTCTATTCTGATCGTTATAATGTCGAGGTTTCCGATCGTGGAGATGAGACTTGGGCTAGTCCTTTACTCGATCGTATATGGGGTAAAGGTCTTTGCCGCATAGGCGCCGTCACTTTTGAGAGTTGTGCTTATGTAGCGCGTTACGTCACTAAGAAGGTTACAGGCTGGAACGCTCTTGAGCATTATGAGCGTGTCTCGCCTATGACTGCCGAGGTTTATCATCTGCATCCTGAGTATGCTACGATGTCTCGTCGTCCTGGTATCGGCGCCCTTCATTTTGAGAAATTTCACAAAGAAATTTATCCTCATGATAAGGTTGTGTCTCGGGGTGTTTTAGTGAATCCACCAAAGTTTTACGATAAACTTCTTGAAAAGTTTTATCCGTCAATGTATGCCTCAGTCAAAGAAGAGCGGGAATGTGCCCTCCAGCTCTCGTCATCTACGGATCGTACTCCGGATCGTCTCGAAGTCAGAGAGACTGTCAAGATGGCCCAAGTCGGGCACTTATCTAGGAGATATGAAATTGGCTAAGCTCAAAATTTTTTCCGCTCAAGATTCTAAGTTGGGAGTTTTTATGACTCCGTTTATGCTCCTTCATGTAGGTCAAGCGTTGCGCGCTTGGGATGAAGTTTGCATGGATGGGAAATCCCCCATGTCGAAGTTTCCTCAGGATTTTTGTCTGTATGAGGTAGGCGAGTTTGATGAGGAAAGTGGTCTTGTTACTGCTTTGTCTCCGATTAAGCGTCTTGCTTCTGCTGCTGAGGTTTTGGCAGCTCACGGGAATCAAGATAATTTTGGTCTTAAGTCAGTAAAATAAGGAGTGTCCATGATCGAGCAACCGTTTAAGCAACCTAGGCTTTTGTCGTCTCAGTCTCATTTTTCTAGAGTTCCCCGGGCTGATATTCAACGTTCAGTATTTAATCGTACCCATCAACATAAAACCGCTTTTGATGCGGGTTATTTGATTCCGATTTACGTGGATGAAGTAGTCCCTGGTGATTCTTATAAGATGCGTATGACTTCGTTTGCGAGGCTTGCTACGCCTGTTGTCCCGATCATGGATAACCTTTATGCCGATGTATTTTTTTTCTTTGTTCCCAATCGTTTAGTTTGGGAGAATTGGGAACGTTTTAACGGCGCTCAGGATAATCCTGACGATCCCACTGATTTTCTTATGCCCACTATGACTTCTACTGCTGTTACTGGTTACTCCGTTGGTTCGCTTCATGATTATATGGGTATTCGTCCTGGTATTCCCGGTATTGAGCACCGGTCTGATTGGCATCGATCTTACAATTTAATATTTAATACTTTTTTTCGGGATCAGAATTTACAAAATTCTGTTGTGGTAGATTTGGACGACGGTCCAGACGATCCCGCTGACTATGTTTTACTACGTCGTGGAAAGCGTCATGACTATTTTACTTCTGCTCTTCCTTGGACTCAAAAGGGTCCCGCTGTGGAGCTTCCTTTAGGTACTCGTGCCGACATTTCCGGTTTAGGTCTTTTGGATTCAGGTACCGGTACTGCTTCAGGTTCCGGTCTTTCTAATAACGTTCGTGAGACGGGTGATTCTGCTGTTTCTACGTATGCTTTAGGTTGGAAAGGTATTTCGAACCAAGAGTCGGTTTCAGGTAATCAGGCGATGTTTGCCATTCGTCAGTCTTCTACTACAGGTTACCCGGATATTTATGCCGATCTTTCTAACGCTACAGCTGCAACAATTAATCAGCTTCGCGAAGCTTTTCAGTTGCAGCGTTTGTTCGAGCGTGATGCGCGAGGCGGGACTCGTTACGTCGAAATTTTAAAGGCCCACTGGGGGGTTACATCCCCCGATTTTCGTCTCCAGCGCCCGGAATATTTAGGCGGTGGTTCGACGATGATCAATGTTAATCCTGTTCCGCAGACTTCTTCCACTGACGGTACTACTCCACAAGGTAATTTAG